TCATTTCTTAATAATTCTACATTTGGACCTTTAATTCTATGCTCACCCATAAGTGTAGCAAGATCGGTATAGTGATCTCTACCCACTGATAGCTTCTCTGCTTTAATATCTGAGTCATTTAAATGTTTTATAATTTGATCAGAATTCCAGCGGTCAAAGGTTACTAACTTAATCTGATATCCTCGGCGCTTAATAGATATAATAAAATCTCTCACGTCGGCAAAGTCCACTGGTCGATTTCTATCTGGTTTCCAATATCTAACCAAATCCACAACAACATTTGGAGACATTTCTCCTTCTGCATCAAAAACAGTCTTCTGCCATGATTCCACATGAGCCATAGCTATCGCACAATTGTCTTGCACCCTCGCTAAATCGACATGGATATAATATTCTTTTGTTGAATCTGGCGTGGCAACAAATTCAATATCACCCGTCACATCAGATATAGCATTTCTCCCGCTGAACGCAACATCAATTTTTTCTTTAGCTCTAAACCAGCCGCCATCGGTGGTATCGCTGGGATTACAAGCAAAACGTCCAAGTGCATCATCTGGATTTTTATAGAAATCACGCTTAAATGAATTGATAGTTTTTGTTGGATTGACTTTCCATGTCGGCTTTCTCATTGCCCATACTTCAGGAAACTTATAAGAAACTATAGTATCTTCGATCCATTCGATAGTAAATTCATTTTCTTGAATTCCATCTGGAAGATCTTCATCTAATTTAAATGTATGTGAATAGTGAACCTCTTCTTTTTCTGCAATGGCATCATTATATTTTGTCATAATGAATCCATCTCTAGATCTAGGAAAACTCAAAACCAGCACTTTTCCAGTATCATCAAATCGAGATGATACAGTAGCACTTAAAGTATTATACATTGCATTAGCTGCTGGATGACCTTCTTCTTTACTTCCTTCGTCAAATCCGTCAATTTCGTCAAGCACTGCCAACAGAATGTTATAGCCTTCTGTTGCCTCTCCTTCTGAGTTACCAGAATATACAGTAATTGATTTGTCAAATACTACAGACTTCTGTAGAGCCTTATACTTACCAGCAAACCAAGGACATTTCTGTACCCGCGTCTTGAAGCCTTTAAAAAATACGTTGGCTGCCTGGTCTGCGTTGATCGCTACGTTAATAATGTCTATGGCGTCTCCAGAGGGCTTGCCATAGTACTCTGCGGGGTCTTTGAGACAGAGCAGTTGGTATACCACGTACGCACAGATGATAGTAGATAAAGCATCTTTACCCGAACCTTTACCTAGAGCCATTATGAGTTCTTTTTTATTTTGTCTCCATAACCTGCCTCCCTCTTTCTCACCATACAATCTTTTCAGTGTGTGCTCTCTATAAATTTGAGAACCTATTTTTACAATTTCCAATTGACTATCGGATAATCTGGGAAATCCTAAATAGTCTTTTGAATAAACAAATGTTTCAACATCAACTGGAATCTCTTCTAGTTCTTCGTCACTGAGTGCACCCATATACTCAGAAAAATCAAATGACATTACCCAACGACAACTCCCTCAGTTTTTTCTGTAACTTCGGAAAGTCGTGTTTGTATTTTTCGTCCTATATCTGGATGCTCCTTTGAGATTTCACGAAGTATATCTACGAGTATAGATTGCTTTCTTTCCATTTCAGCAATTTGATCACCAATAGTATTGTCTGCAAGCATACCTGCCTTGGATAAAAGATCTACTCGTTTTGCTTCAGCATCGGCAACCATTTTTAGCCCCGCCATCGCGGCCTTGGGATCATTGTTAAATTCTGCTGCTTCAATATTTCGATAGAGAGCCTTTATAATATCACTATAATGCGTATCAACGCTCAGAACAATATCTTTAGCTCGTGTTCTAATTGCTCGATCTTGAGCAGCATACTCACGGAAATCTCTGAGATGTTCCTCTACTTGTGCCCTCCTCATACCTGTTAGCCTTACTATTTCTGGCACAGTATGACCTTTTACATATAAAAGAACTATTTCTTGCTGCTCATCATATTTTCGCATTATATCTGCTTCGGTCGGCTGTTTCTTTTCCATTTCTGCCATTTTTATAGCTCCTCTTCGCGCTCACTTTTATTATCTCATTAAGGTCAAATAATTTATATCTTGATTTTGAATTTTGACATAATACCAAAGTTGTATTAGATTTCATAAAGTAGATCAAAGAGACGAATGCGTACATTGATCTCTCACCGCGAATTTTGAGTATATTTCCTGGCTTGATCAATCTTCCTTTAAATTCTAATTCATGATAAACGAACACCTCATTCATTTCATGCCGCCATTGTGAGTAGCAGAATAAACTGTGCCCTTAAAAACTAACTTTCTATATTTCACATTTCCACAATCACATTGTAATGGATCGTCTCTATGATCCATCGGTATATTTTCTTCTGATTCAGAATCGCATAACGCACAATAGAACTGATATAATGTCATGTTTATTAACTCCTTACAAACACATTATATCAGTTCTATTTGTCCAGTCAATTATTCAAAGCCCGCCAAATTCCCTCATCCAGTGATATTTTCGGAGTATAGAATTTATTTAATTTAGTAGGATCTCCTACTCTATAATGAACTCCTTTTGGGGCTTCCAAGATATGATTAAACTCAGGAGTATAGCCTGCTGCCTTGGTTACCTTCTTTGCAAGTTCATTGAACGATGTAGGTATACCCGAACATATGTTCACAGGACCAATTACATCAGCATCAATAGCTGCTAATGTGGCATCTACGATATCATCAATATGAATCCAATCTCTAGTTTGTCTACCGTTTCCCCATATTTCGAAAGGATCATCTTTTCTTTTCGCTCTTGCAATAAAAGATGGGAATGGGTAATCTAATGCCTGATCTGATCCATATCCAGAGAACGGTCTGAAAACATGAATCTTCACTCCTTCTTTTTGAGCATATTGTGCTAAAACTTCACCAGTTAATTTAGACCAACCATAGGTTAAATCTGGTGTTCCCAGATCATCTGAATCTATATCAGATTCTACTAATCTACGATCATTATACGTATATCCCAGTCCACCATTATTAAACTCCTGCTGTAACCATACGGGATATGCAGCAGAACTTGAATAATAGACAAAATGATCCGGTCGAGTTCTTATTGCCCATTGAAATGCTTCCGAATCTATTGATAAGTCAACAGCAACGCTTAATGGTGAGCCTTCGATTGTTGCTCTTCCGCCTACAACAGCAGCCAAATGAATGACTAAGTTATAATGTGTATTATCTTTTCTAAAGAAATCTCTTGCATCACAAGGATTCTTATGCACGACATCAATAATCGTTACATCATGCCCATCAAATTTTTTGACGAAGTGTCTTCCGACAAAACCTTCACCACCAGTAATTAAAATTTTCATATATATAATCCTCCGTGATAATTATATATCACGGAGGATTATTTTAATAACAGCCCCAAATTTGATAATTATACAGATAATTTGGCAGTTCTATTGACATGAATATCTCTGGTGAAAATCCTGCTAATCTAAGCATAACTTCTACATCTGACTTTGACCAAGCCCAATAGTGCTCTTCATTTGGATCATTCCAATTATCCATTGGAGTACTTAATATTAACTTATTTGTCACTTTTCTTATTTCTTTAAGAACAAAATCAGGGTCATCTAGATGCTCTAACGTCTCAGAGCAAATAAACATCTCTACATCAGGTAGCTCTTTTATTGTCTTTTCTATCGGACCTTCGAACTGGTATCCTGGTGCAAAATCACCTAAGAAAGTATATTTTGCATTTAGGCTCCTGGCTATTTCCGCATTTCCACAAGATAAGTCAGCAACATATTGTCCTTCAAACATCCATTTTGCTACTTGCTTTGTAGCTTCTACCCTAATTAGATGATCATGCCAATTGTTATGATCATGTGGTTTAGAGTAAATTCTTTTCAAAGCTTCTTCTGTATGCTTTGACCTCAATCTCTTCTTCATTAAATTGCTTCCATTAACTTCTGCACATCTGCTTTTAATTCAGAATTGAGATACTGCTCAAATCTTTTTTTGTCATTTGTCCAATTTTCTTTAGAGTTTGCTTCTCTATAAGTAAGGTCTTCTTGTGCTTTACCAGCGACCGGATGAAGATGTTGAACAATTACATCTGGCAAATATGTCATTCCATTGAAAGAATCAAAAAGTTGCATAAAATAATTATCGATATATAAATGAGTGAATCCGGGCGGAACTGCATATCCTAATATTTTTACTGTTTTTGCAGTGAATGCAAGTTGAGTGGCTATGGCTTCACCCATAACTAAATCATTTCCATATACCATAGCAATATGAAACTTACTTAATTCATCCATATATTTTTTATCCCAATGCTCAGTTGCCGGCAAATGATCATCTCCCATCCACGCAATATATTTATATTCATCAGCAATCATTACTGCTATATCATTTAGAGTGGGACCGAATCTTTTTCTTTCTGGGCTAATAACTAAAGTTATATCTTTATTTATAGCCAGATCTATATAGTCTTGTTTTTTCTCATCGTCAGAATCTATACCTACATATAGATGTACATTTGATTTCGTATCAATTAGTGCCTGATATAATCTTGCAATATTTTGTGGCCTACCTCGTGAAGG